GCCTTTATAATTTTATTGGGCGCCTGTGGATTTATATGGATTGCGGATATTGTATTTCGCTGATGGGGCTGACAAGGATTTCGATTGCTAATGAAGGTATTAGAGAGAACGAATTGGGTGATTGACTACAATCAACTAAATTAGATGCAAACTTTTTCGCAGCTAATAATTCAGATTATTCCCCAGCGCGGGTTGCTCTAGCGGCATAATTAATCTGTAGGGTTTGGGGAATCGCCTCGTAACAGAAGATTCCCCGCTACACATTTTTTTGGATAGGAATATGGCAAACAAAGTTCATAAAAGATTGGGGGATGGTAAAATTAATACCTCTGATGAAATGATTGAAGATCAAGAAGAAAAATTATGGGAGCAAAATCCAATGGAAGCATTACGTTATGAGAAAATCGAAACAAGGAAGAAACTGAATTGGATGGCAAGATATGTTTTGTCAATGATTATAGTTCTAACTTTTTTGTTTTTAATATGGTTATTATTTTACGGAGCATTACCACAAGAGAGTCGCGATCTGGTGAATATCATGGTAGGTGCTTATGTGGCTGTCCTAGCTAAGGCAACCGATTATTGGTTCAAAGATAAAGATGATCCAGAACAGAAAGAAGGGGAAGCTGTAAGTAATGGTGGTAATGAAAATACAATTTAACTTGACAATGGAACTATAATATGGTAGAATTACTTAATATGTTTACTTCTGAACGATATAATGATGAAATCAATAAAATTGTTGAAACGACTAAGATGAGTTTTCTTGATGCTATAATGTATCACGCTGATGAAAATGGTCTTGAGTCGGAAACAGTAGCTGGTTTAATTAATATCAAAACTAAAAACAAACTAAGGGAAGAAGCGGAAGCATTAAATTTTATGCCTAAGACATCCAAACTTCCCATATGATACCAAAAGTGCGACCCTTTGAAGTGTACCAAAAATACTTATCGTTGAAACAACACTTCAACAAAACGAACTATGATTACTTTAAGTTCAACGGTAAGGTACGAGCAAATGAATCTTCTTTCGATAAGAGAAGAGATAAGCATCATTTTGTTCGTTTATCAAAAATTTATAAAGAAGAAGACCTCACAAAATTTCTTGTTTCCAATTTCGTGAAAACAAAAGATTTGTGGGTAGGTAATGTAACCTCACCAGAAGGTAGAGAAAATTACATTGCTTGGAAGGCGAGGATACAAAGTCTTCCTTATGTATTTGAAAATGAGATTGGTTCTTTGTTTGAAGAAAACGAGAGTTTCAATTCCATTTTCGATGTAGTGGATGGTCAACATCCACCTATGCTTCATCATGTATTTGGTGAAGATGTGTCAGTAGAATCCTTTATTATTCTGGATTCGATACTGAACTTTTCCTCAACGTTCAATGAGAAGATTGAGGAATCGGTCATTTGGCCGGAACTATATAGTATGTGTAATAATTATGCTCCTTTTTTGAATTTGAATAAGCAGAAATACGTTGACATACTGAAAAAACAAGTAGATTTATATTATGTGTAAAGTGGATAACCAGAAACACGGAGAATAAGATGGCAAGTTCATTTGCATCACTCAAGAAGAATCGGTCGGCCGATTTAGAAAAACTCAATCAATCGATTGAGAAAATCAACAACCCCAAAAACAATTTCAGTCGTGAAGATGAAAGATTCTGGAAAGCAGAATTGGATAAATCTGGAAGCGGTTATGCTGTAATTCGTTTTCTCCCATCACCAGAAAATGAAGATATGCCTTATGTGCGTGTTTTCAATCATGGGTTTCAAGGCCCAGGCGGGTGGTATATCGAAAATTCCTTGACAACTATCGGTCAGAAAGATCCATTGGCAGAGTATAACTCTACACTTTGGAACTCAGGTATCGAAGCGAACAAAGAGATCGCTCGTAAACAAAAGAGAAGGTTGACTTACTTCTCCAACATTTATGTAGTAGAGGACAAAGCGAATCCTCAAAACGAAGGTAAGGTTTTCCTTTTCCGTTATGGGAAGAAAATCTTTGACATGATTAGTTCAATGGCTAATCCAGAATTTGAAGATGAGACACAAGTAGATGTTTTCAATCTTTGGGATGGTGCGAACTTCAAGTTGAAGATTCGTAAACTGGATGGTTACTCAAACTATGACAAGTCAGAGTTTGTTACTTCCGCTCCTTTGTCAGAAGATGATGACAAGATGGAAGCGATTTGGAAACAACAACATTCTCTAGAAGAGTTTGTCAATGAGAGTAATTTCAAGACATTCGATGAGTTGAAAACTCGTTTGGATACTGTTCTTGGTAATACTCCATCTCCTGCGATGTCAGCACCTTCTTCAGTCGAAGAAACAAGTGCTCCATTTGATGGTGGTGAACCTATCACTAGTGAAACATCTAATGATGACAACCTTGATTACTTCAAGAAGTTAGCAGAAGCGTAGTCTACGCAACTTTACTAACAAAATCTCTCCCTTCATCTGGAAGCGTTTGGCCGATAGGTGAAGGGTTGTTTATTACTGTAGTATTACTATCTGAAGAATAAGAACGAGCATCTGTCACGACAGTAGCACCTCCCCCACCAGTACCACCACTCATACGTTCCATTTGTAATCTATTCATTACTTGACCAGCAACAGATTGTGCCATAGGATTGATAAATGCTCCTGCTCTTGGACTACTTAGAGGAATAACTGCTTCTGGGCCTCCATCTGCAATTCCTCCATAAGCAAGACCACTTCCATAAGTTCCATGCTCACCAACAACTACACCAGAGCCTGGAAGATAGGAAGGTTGATTTACAACAAAACCACCTCTTGCTAATCCTTTCATTCCTGCTATTTCTTTTTCTTTCTTTGCTATTAGATGGGATGTTCTTTTTATTTGTTGTTGTTGGAAGTTTAGACTGCCTGGGCCCGCTACTATAAATTTGTTTATTTCCTGAGATTCTATCTTTGAAAGATATGCTTTTAATTCTGCTAATTCTTTTTCCGCTTCTCCTTTTAGATAATTATCCTTTTCCGCACCCTCTAAGGAGTCACCAAGACCTAAAAATGAAACTACGCTACCGAAGAATCCTCCTTCAGTTGCTATTTTGTCAAAGAAACTAGTACTCTTGTCAGCAAGAGTTTTAGTAGTTTCTCTAGCTTTCGTTCTAAGTAATTCCGATTGTTTTGCATAATCTTCTTCTGCTTTTTCAAATTCTTCATCATTCACAGCTATCATTTTTTCGAGAGCGGTTATTCTTGCTGAATCTCCTTTTTCTTCCGCAATTCTTAATGCATTTTCAAGTCTAGTTTTTTCTTTTCTATTTTCTGTTGCTCTTTTATCGATCTCATCAAGTGCTTTTATATCTGCGTCGAGAACCTTCATACTTTCTAGTTCACCATCAATGGATTTGATTCTAGCATTATTTTGTTTTAGTTGCTCTTCATATAATGCTTTCATTTCAGCAGATATGTTTTTATCTTTGAGTTTTTCATTGATTATATTGATTTCGCTTACTAATCCCGATTTTTCGGCAGTAAGTTCATCTTTAACAGTTTGAATTGCGGTAACAATCTCTGGATCATCCATTGCTCCACCAATAAATTCTCCTGCCATATTACCAAGGCCCACTCCAAGTGCCGCACCAGCAGGGCCACCAAGAGCAAATCCAAGTGCTCCACCTAGTATACCACCAATAACTCCACCAATGTCTTCATTTTTAACAGCAGTTTTAACATCATCATCTGTTACTGCGTTTGCTATATCGAATATATCTTTTCCTACTAATGCAGCTGAAATAACTGGATTCGCTTTAGAAAGAACTTTCCCCATTATGCCACCTGTCAGTTTTCCAGCAAGAGCTTTATATTTCCCACCAAGTGCTTTAGCGGTTGCGATTACTCCACCACCACCAGCGACACCAGCAACAGTTCCTAAACTATCCATCACAGTATCAGCAACACCTTCTTCTGTAACTGGTTTCCCACCAGCTGCACCAGCTGCACCAGCTGCACCAGCCGTAACTCCACCTTTTGCTTTGGCTGTGTTTTCAGCATCAAGGTCTCTTGGTGCTGTTTTTTTATCAAGGGATTCTACTGCTGCTTGAACCCCTCCCATTTTCGCAACTAGTTCTTGTGCATTTGCATTTTGTAATTGAAATTGTTCAAGATTTTCTCTGTTTTCCTTTCCTCTTTTGAAAATACCAGTAGTAAGGGATGTTACCATTCCACCAAGAGGGCCGAAGGTTTGATTTATCATTCCATCGACAGTAGTAGTAAAACCATCCTTCATATCAGCAATATTTTTTCCTAAATCTTGAGAAAGCGTCCTATTTTGCTTTGCCATTTCAGCTTGCATTTTTAGCAATTTTACACGATCTGCTG